TTAAATACAAAAGATATAAGGAAATATCAATATGCCAAGACCACTACATTCGAGTGCACAATCACCAAGCGATCCCCCTTTATCTTCACAAACCAGTGCCATTGCAGGTATTGATACAATAGAGACTGAGATTGCTAAAATGATCATCATAAATAAACGTTTAACTCTATTCATAATCCCTCCAACCTGACCAACATGATAATAAAACCCTAATACGGGACTTGAAAAATTCAATATCACCTGTTCTGCATAGCAGGTCATAAAGTATTGTTACCCTTCTACCAAGAATATTATATACGGTTCACTTTATGTAATTACTTAAAAGCTATTAACCAAGAATTTACTTAAAGAAAGAATAATAAGCATAACATTTTTTATTTAAGTAAATCTTCACTCAACAAACTTAATTATTTATTCAATGACGATGAAGCGTGAACTATGCTGAAATGAAGGAAGTCAACAGTAAGGATAAACTGAATATTCACGGGTGATATTATCAGACATCGTATTTTTTCCCATTGCTTCTGGTGTTGTCGGCTACAGTCTTCTCGACATCTGTCATGGCCGCCAGCGATTCAAAAACACCCCCAGGCAACACAAAATCTACGCCAGGAGGAGGCTTTGACATCAAACAAATACCAAATCCATTCGCTAACCGCCCCAAATGGCGCGATAACTGGCCAGAAAATAAACTTAAACCTCCATATTTTTATCAAGTTTGTGGTTTTGATTGATTGTATATTTAGTTACGATTACTGCATTTCTTCTTGAGCGAGATTTCACTTAAGGCTACCGTATGACGTTATGGTAGCCTTAATTTTCAAAACAAATTATTACTAGTTTGCTGACATCTCCGGCCAGCCAGGCTTTAAAGTATCCACCCGGTTTACCAGCACCCTGTATTTTTTCCACTCGTCGAGGTGCGCTTTCTCATCCTCCATTACCATTAATGACAGTATTTTTCTCTTTCCCGTACATCCCCCGTCCGAATAACCTTACCGCGTAGTACATGATTATGCGTTTCCACTTCGGCACGCCCAGCACCGTCATCCCGTCGAGGAAGATTTTGTCTGCCTCTTTTTCTGTGCGTAGCGCGTTGTCGTACATCCAGTCGTGAATAATGGCCGCTTTGGCGTATTTGCCGTCTGGCGGGAGAATTGTCCAGAAGATGCGCGGCACGCTGGCAAGGTCGGTGACGAAACCAGCCGGCACGCTGATTATGTCGCTGTTATCGTCGCTCAGGTAAAATTCAAAAGGTTCATATACACGCCAAAGGTAGTGACCAAGCATTTCAAGAATGGCCGGGGTTGTGAAGCAGCTCATAATACATTCCTTAACGGTTTTCCGGCCAGCCAACCACGTAATCCAGTACAGCCTGTGCGTTGGTGAGACTGTTCACTTCGTCCTTCATCTGCCGCTGGCGTTCGTGGATTTTAAAACCCACCAGTACCATGTTTTGTTGCATAGCGGCTTCGAGTTTAATCAGTTCGTCTGCGCTCATTGGCACATCGATGTTATCTGTATCCGTCCAGAAGAATCCTGGCGGTAGCGCTCCCTGTTTTGCCACCGCCGTTACTGGCGACAGTCGGTCCTGCGACGCTTTACCGCAGTCCCAGTGGTGATCATTCAGTGTGAACGGATAGTTACCGTTTTCCTGCGCATTACGCCACGCATTAATCTCAGCGTATTTCTGACCGAGTGCGGTCGCAAGGTCAGCCACCCACTGACCGTTTTCAAATTTATCTATTGGTGATGTGGGAGCCTGTGTGGTGGTGTTTTCCGGTAGCGGGCCGGGTTCTGAAATATAAATAGGGTTGCCGGTTTGCGTGTCGTACACTGTTTCGCCGCGATGGTCTTCGTTCAGACTCCACGTTTCGGTTTCAGGGTCAAATACAGCAATATGACTGGCCGGAATATCAGGAGGGGCAATATCGGTACAGTTTGCCGGTAATCCGGTGTGCGGCGGGATATATGCTTCGCCCGTACCGATAAATTCGTTTGTATCTGAACGCAGGTTATAAATCTTAATTGTCTGCGGGGTATCACTCATTTTAAACGTCATTTTTTACTCCGGATAAATATTCTGGATTCAGGTGATTGCCATGAGAATTGGGGCAGAGGGAAACGGCATGACTATGCGCACCAATATAAATATCATCAACCTGATGACGGGGGTTGATGCAGCCGTTACCTGATTTTTTGCAATACGTTCTGTAATCACCAAAACCGATATATTCCGTTCTGGCGTTCGGGCAAGACGTCTTTGACGGACAGTATGCCGTTGTGCTGAATACAGCATTCTGGCGGGCGATGGCGTATTGCCAGTTAATTTCCGTGGCGCAGTTAATAAAACTATCCCACGCCAGCTTCATTTGCCGGGCGACACAGTCCGGGGATACCTGACCACACCCGGCCCCCATTGCAGGGAATACAACAGATGTAATTTTCCGGTCTTCTCCGGCGCTTTTATTATGCTGAAGCATTGCCAGTAACGCAGCCCGTGTTGCATTATAAACCGCGTCGGTGCCGTCAATAATCAGCGGAACGCGCATCGTCGGAGCGTGAACCAACCATGGATGTTTACTGTTACCCGTTTCAATAACAAAGGCGGTGCCAACGGGCTGTTCTCCCAGATATTCCTGAATAATATATTTCTGAACGCGTCTTTGTAACTGAGTGCCAAAAAATGCCGTAATGGCGGCATCCACGCCACCATCCATCAGACCAAAGCCGTTGGCTGCGCTGACCATACAATCAAATTCAGGGATGGTTTCAAATGGTCTGCGAATAATTTCCACATTTTCGGTATTCTGAAAATAAAGTTCAAATGCCGCCGCCATTGCTGGCACGGGTGCTGAAAGAATTAATTTAATCATGCCAGCCTCACAATATAATTAAAGGCGATATTTTTTACAGTGGTCTCGACATTCCCTTCCGCATCCACAATCACAACGTGGCCGTGTGGACCGATATACACGGAGTGCTCGTGTCCTCCGATATAAACCGTATGAGCATGGTCGCCGGCAGCCTGTGTCCAGGCACCATTTCCGGAAAGAAATGAAGTGTGGTTGGAGTCCCCCCAGTACGAGTTAACGTAACTCCCGAACTGGTGAGTATGGTTGCCCGTTGTATTGGTCGATTTCGTGCCGTAATCAAAAGATGAGGTGGTTTTTGTCCCTAAGTCGGTATCCTGCGCTCTGGCGCTGTGGCTGTGCGATTTGTTGCCGTCCAGCTCCTGAGAGAGTACTGCACGCCCGCTTGCGGGTTTCCCCTTGATGGTCCATCCCCGCATGTCAGGAATAACGCCGGACGGATACGCTAACCGCCATCGTCAAAAAGCCGGGTAATTCCCCGACAAACTGGGTTCGTTTTTCTGACAAAAAAATGAATAAAGCCGAGTGTGAAAAAATGCTGTCCGGCAGAACTGAAGCCGGAAAATCACGCGAAGAGAAAGTCACGCTGGAAGAGTTTAAATGTATTAAGGAATAAAGATCGCCTGCTGAATAATTAATTAACCGTAAAAATGCTTTTAAACACCGCTTACGCGGCGGGATTCGTACAGCCTGAAAACAGGAAAACAGCGTGGAAAAAATATTGTGTTACGCCTTAAACCGCATCGTCGAACTGGAAAATATGCTGCTGCCGGCAATTCTGGAAACCGTCTGGCCTGCTGAGGTGGAGCTTATTTTTTCCCATACTGAACGGGCCGGAGATTTGCCAGTACATCACCAGCACAGACTGAAGCACCACATTAACCGTATGTGGCTGGATCACCTGCCTGTCCCGTCAATTGTTACCGCCGCTGAGGTGTTGTGTAAGGAAATGGAGAGATACGCGTGAATAACGAAATCATTGTGGATAATTTTGCTGGTGGTGGTGGCGCCAGTACCGGAATAGAAATGGCGATCGGTCGCAGCGTTGATATTGCCATCAACCACGACCCGAATGCTATTGCAATGCATACAACTAATCACCCCGACACGCTGCATTATTGTGAGTCGGTTTTTACCGTTAAACCAAAAATAGTGACCGCTGGCCGTCCCGTCGCGTTGGTGTGGCTCTCTCCTGATTGTCGCCATTTTTCCAAAGCTAAAGGCGCTAAGCCTGTTGAGAAATCAATTCGGGGGCTGGCGTGGATTGAGCTTCGCTGGGGGCTGGAGGTAAAGCCACGCGTAATGATGCTGGAAAACGTGGGCGAATTCAGGACATGGGGACCGCTGCTTGCCGGGGAAATGCGCCCTGATCCTGAGCGCACCGGAGAAACCTTTGAAGCATTTGTAGGAATGTTAACTACGGGTATTCCGGCGAATCATCCGGCGCTGGCGGAATGTTGCGAGTTTCTGGAAATCGATATTCACAGTGATCAGGCAAAGCGACTGGTCAACGGTCTGGGGTATACCGTTGAATACCGGGAATTACGCGCCTGTGATTATGGCGCGCCGACCATCCGTAAGCGGTTCTTCATGGTGGCGCGTTGCGACGGTCAGCCGGTTGTATGGCCGGAACCAACCCACGGCGATCCGAAATCAGAAGCGGTGAAATCGGGTCGCCTGAAGCCCTGGAGAACGGCGGCAGAATGCATTGACTGGTCAATTCCGGCACCGTCAATTTTCGGGCGCAAAAAGCCGCTGGCTGAAAATACATTAAAGCGCATTGCGCGTGGCATACAGCGATTTGTTATCAACAGTGCGTCGCCGTTTATCGTGAAGCGCAACCACACCAGCACCAAAACGAGTTACGACTGTTTTCGTGGTCAGGGTTTACAGGAACCGCTACAGACAATCACAAAAAAACACGGTTATGCCGTGGCAGTCCCTCATCTTACAAAATTCCGTACCGGCGCTACGGGGCAAAATGTCACCGACCCCGCGCCCACCATCACCGCAGGTACATCGACGCGACCGGGTGGAAACGGCCATGCCCTGGGTATTGTTGAGGCCGCATTAACACCTTTTCTTGCTGGAAATGGTGGCAGCGAGTACCAGGCAAAACCGAGACCACTGGATAAACCCGCGCATACCATTCTGAAGCAGTACCGCGCCAGCCTGGTCGCCCCGGTCATTACCCGCCAGTTCGGGGCCAGTATCGGTCATCGGGCAGACGAACCGGGCGCCACTATCACCGCTGGCGGTGGCGGGAAAAGCCAGTTAACGACCGCCACGCTTATTCAGATGGGCTATGGGGAACGTCCCGGCCAACAGCCTCGCGTACTCCAGCTCGGAAAACCGCTGGGCACGGTCACTGCCGGCGGCGGTAAGTTTGCTATCACCAGCGCATTTCTGGCGAAACACTACGGCGGGAATTATACGGGGCCAGGTGTAGGACTGGAGGAACCTGCGCACTCAATAACAACGGTCGATCATCACGCTGTTGTATCCGCGCACCTTATGGTCAATAACACAGGACATGCTGGCGGCGCTGCTGATTCACCTGCTCACACCGTCACAACGGGAAACCATCATGCTGTAGTCGCATCCCACCTGGTCAAATTGCGCGGCACCTGCCGGGATGGACAGCCAGTCAGTGAACCCATGCCAACAATAACGGCGGGTGGGCTGCATGTGGGGGAGGTGAAAACCACTCTTGCGGTTGATGAATACGACGAACATCGCGCGCAGCAGACGCTTGAGTTTCTGCGTGAATACTGTGGCGAGGATTGCGACGGACTGGTGGATATTGGCGGCATCACTTATCGCATTGTTGATATCGGAATGCGGATGCTGCAACCGCGCGAACTCTACCGCGCCCAGGGATTTCCGGACTGGTACATCATTGAGCATGATTTTCGTGGTGTGAAATATGCGAAGGACAAGCAAGTAGCGCGCTGTGGTAATGCCGTGCCACCACAGTTTGCTGAGGCGCTGGTGCGTGCGAATCTGCCGGAATTGTGCGTCAACGGGGAGGTAATTGCAGCATGAAGAAGCCTGTCTGTATGTTCTGCGGCGCCCCTGCCACCCTGCTTTGTGACGGGATCATCGGCTGGGATGCCGATGAGGATGAACACGGACACATGACAAAATGTCGTGCCATGTTCACCTGCGATGCGCCCGTGTGCTGGAACTGCGCTACATGGCATGGCAACATATTTTTCGATGGAAAAATCCGGATGATGGATACACGCGACCTTTGCCCCCTGTGCCAGAAGTTACACGAAGCCGGCGAACACATACGCGTTGCAGACCACCGGAAAAACTCCGCCCTGCCGCACCCCTGCCTGACTGAAGAGCAGGCTGACAGGATACGCGCCGCGCACTGGGCTGGATTTACAGGACGGCGCGCCGGAAATGTAAAAATTTTACCGGGTGGCGGTCAGCAGTCCTTCAAATTTTAACCTGATCATTGATGTTCAACCCTGACTGGCTGCCACACCGTATAGTTGGCGGCGGTCATGAAGTAAAGAGACATGACCAATGTATGAGCTGACATTATCACCAGACGAAGTTCGGGAGATCACCGGGTATAAGCGTTATACAGAACAGCAGCAACAGTTGCGTTGTCACGGTATCCCTTTTACAACCGGGAAAAGAAACCAACCGATTGTTCTTCGCAAATACCTGCGGCAGCCTGTAGAACCACTGCCAAAAATATCAGAATTCATCTCTCCTGAGCCAGATTTCGGAGCACTGGACAATGGCAAGACCGCGTAAATATGTGAAAGACAACCGATTACCGCCCAATGTTTACTACAATAAATACAGCTATTTCTGGAAGCCTAAAAATAACCAGACATGCATCACGCTGGCCCCAATTAAAGGTACAAGCATGGCTGTATTGTGGCAGAAATATGAGGCGAAAAAAGCTGAACATAATAACGTAATGACGGTATCCAGATTATGGCATCTGTTTCTTGATTCACCGGCATTTACCGAACTGGCGCCACGAACTCAGAAAGATTATCACCAGCACCAGCGTAAGCTGCTGGCTGTTTTTGGAAAAATGCGCGCGGATACAGTGAAAACTGAACACATCAGAATTTTTATGGACAAAAGAGGGCTGGAAAGTAAGACACAGGCTAATCACGAACTCGCGAGCCTTAGCCGTGTTTACGGATGGGGATTTGAACGTGGGTATGTGAAGGGCAATCCCTGCAAAGGGGTACGTAAATTTACTTCGAAGCCACGTACCGTCTACATCAGCGATGAGCAATATGCGGCAATTTATGACGAAGCCACGCCTGCATTACGCGTTGCGATGGAGGTTTCGTACCTGTGCGCTGCCCGGCCTGGAGATGTTCTTGATCTACGCTGGAATGAAGTGATGGACACGGGGATCTATATTGAGCAGAACAAAACGGGCACAAAACAAATTAAAGAATGGTCTCCCCGTCTGCGTGCTGCTATTCAACTGGCCAGAAATGCCTTTGGAGAGTCAGGGGGTTTTGTTATTAAAGGGGCTACGGGAAACAAGGCTTCGCCCCGGCTGGTAAATGAATGGTGGAACAAAGCCAAAAAATCGGCGGAATCCAGATGTGGGACTCCGTTCGGATGCACCTTCCACGATATCAAAGCAAAGGCCATTTCTGACTATGAAGGCAGCAGTCGTGATAAACAGCTTTTCTCCGGCCACAGGACCGAAAGCCAAGTGCTGACTTATGATCGAAAAGTGAAAATCACACCATCACTGGATGTCCCTCTTCTGGCAGAAAAAGCATAAAATGGTGATACGTTTTTCACGTAATATTCTAACAGAATATTCTAACTGTATTCTAAGTGTGAGACTGATCGCTGAAAGAAGATGAGCTAAGTGTTTGAATTGTGGCGGAGAGAGGGGGATTTGAACCCCCGGTGGAGTTGCCCCCACTCCGGTTTTCGAGACCGGTCCGTTCAGCCGCTCCGGCATCTCTCCGTATATTGCAATGATGCCAGGTAATTTGGCATTTTAACAGACCCTGTTCGGGTAATTTTGTTCAAGTGACGAGTTTACGAGCAAAACGATGATTAAGTGGCCCTGGAAAGCACAAGAAATAACCCAGAACGCAGACTGGCCGTGGGATGATGCGCTGGCTATACCTCTTCTGGTAAACCTCACCGCGCAAGAACAGGCCCGGCTCATTGCGCTGGCCGAGCGTTTTTTGCAGCAAAAAAGACTGGTAGCGCTACAGGGATTTGAGCTCGACTCGTTAAAAAGCGCACGTATTGCGTTAATTTTTTGCTTACCGATCCTGGAGCTCGGTATTGAGTGGCTTGATGGTTTTCATGAAGTACTCATTTACCCCGCTCCCTTTGTTGTAGATGATGAATGGGAAGATGACATCGGTCTGGTGCATAGTCAGCGCGTTGTACAGTCGGGGCAAAGCTGGCAACAAGGACCGATCATTCTGAACTGGCTGGATATCCAGGACTCGTTCGATGTTTCGGGGTTCAACCTCATTATTCATGAAGTCGCACATAAACTGGATATGCGTAATGGCGATCGCGCCAGCGGCATTCCTTTCATCCCGTTGCGCGATGTCGCTGGCTGGGAACACGATCTCCACGCCGCAATGAATAATATTCAGGATGAAATCGATCTTGTTGGCGAAAGCGCTGCCAGCATAGATGCCTATGCCGCCACCGACCCTGCAGAATGTTTTGCCGTGTTATCAGAGTATTTTTTTAGCGCACCAGAACTGTTTGCCCCACGTTTCCCGGCGTTATGGCAGCGTTTTTGTCAGTTCTATCGCCAGGACCCTTCTCAGCGCTTGCAGGTAGACGCAACCGAAGGCAGCTACGGGAGAGAATCAGAACATTAACTCCTCATTTTGTAGGTTAATTAACCAATTGAATTGACATGTTAATTTTACTGTTGACACGTTATAGTTAGCCCAGTATTATGCGCCTCGTTGAAACGATTCCTCTGTAGTTCAGTCGGTAGAACGGCGGACTGTTAATCCGTATGTCACTGGTTCGAGTCCAGTCAGAGGAGCCAGATTTTAGTTTCGGGACATCCCAGCGAGTCCGGAGACATTTAAAAAACAAGAAATTATCTTTACCCGGTTGTCCTGAGAAGGATTGCCGGGTTTCTTGACATCTATAGTTTTTGGGAGATTAATCGGGGGCCTCACGGTTCGGTGAGAAAATGGAGCCCCCCGCTATGGCATTAACAGATACCGCTATCCGCAAGACTAAACCCACTGAAAAACCCTTCAAACTGGCAGATAGCTCAGGACTGTACCTGCTGATCAAACCCAACGGCTCGAAACTCTGGTACATGAAGTACCGCATTGAAAGAAAAGAGAAAAAGCTGGACTTTGGTCCTTAG